ATGCCTGCGCGATAGCGGTGAAGATGATGGTCTTCCCACCGCCGGTCGGTAGGCATAGCAGTGGCGCCCGATAGCCGAAGCGGTAGGCATTGCGGAGATCGTCGATGGCGCGCTGCTGGTAGCTGCGGAGCTGCATGGGGTTGCACTTGACCGCATCAGGCTATAGGATCGCGCAAGTCGCCACACCCTATGGAGAACGCCGACTATCACGCGCACCCTGCGATCTCAAAGTCGCATCTGGATCTCATCGCGCGATCGCCTTTGCACTACTGGGCGCGCTACATCGATCCAAAGCGCGTTATTCCCGAGCCGACGCCAGCGATGCGCATCGGCAGCGCAGTCCACACCCATGTGCTCGAACTGCACAAATGGGATACCGACTACATCGTCGCCCCCGATGGCCTTGATCGCCGCACTAAGGCCGGCAAGGAGGCATGGGCACTGTTCGAGGCTGAGGCCAACGGCCGCACCGTGCTGAGCCGAGAGGATGCTGATCTTGTCATGCACATGGGCAGAGCAGTGCTCGGCCATCCGGCTGCTGCATTGCTGCTCGGTATAGCCGGGGAGGCTGAGACCACGCACATGTGGACGGAGCCGACCACCGGATTGCAGTGCAAGTGCAGGCCGGACTGGATCACCGAGGATGGCGGCATCGTGGTGGATCTCAAGACCACCGAGGACGCCAGTCCGCGGGAGTTCCGCCGCAGCATCGCGAAGTGGCGGTATCACGTCCAAGCCGGCTGGTACATGGCGGGCATCGAGGCTGCCTATGGCAAGCGGCCAAGCGGGTTCATCTTCATCGCAGTGGAAAAGAAGCCACCGTTCGCGGTTGGTGTCTACGCCGCTGATGAGCAGATGATCGAGCGCGGCTACGAGACCGCCATGCGCGATCTGCAGACACTGGCCGAGTGCAAGGCATCAGGCCACTGGCCGGCCTACAGCGATCGGATTGAACCGATCAGCCTGCCGGCATGGATGCAGCCATCCAACGGTCAAATTCAAGATTCACCTCCTGAGATCGCTTTCTACTGATGCCAGTTGTAAAGCTGTCTGCGTCCTTGGTTGATTTGTGCAAGCAATGCGCAAAACAACGCGATCAAAACCGAAGAAATTCGGTCGACTACAGTAGCGACAAAACACCCGATAAAGGTATTTGGAGCTTTATTGGAGTTGTTGGAGAGATCGCATTGCTTCAGTATTTCGGCTTGCCGATTGACTGGAATTATCTCTCGACGGACGCTGGCTTTGGAGGTGTTGATGTTGGTGACTTCTGGGAGGTTCGCGCCACTACGAAACGCACCAATCGGTTGTTTCTATGGCAGGACGAGATTTGCAACCGCAAGAAACTGGCCTGCGCATGGAGCAAGGTTGTCGTCAATTTGGAGGCGCTTGAATGTGATGTTTGCGGTTGGGCTATGGGCTATGAAATAGCCGAGCATGGCCTTTCCGCTAAGTATGACTGCAAGCGTGCCTCTAAGTTTCTCGACAATCGACTGTTGAGAGTTCACAGCAACCCTCAAACCGATCATTCCTCTGCGAATGATTTGCGCCTATTCTTTCTCTACCCCCAACAGATGGAAGCATCTAGTTCTATAGCGACCACCCAGCCAACTGGCTCGGTGTTCAGCGGCATCCAAGCCTTTGAGGATGCCCAGCGTATTGCGAAGGCGCTGGCCAGCAGCACGCTGATCCCACCGCAGTTTCAAGGCCAGCAGGGTTTCGCCAACTGCTTGGTTGCGCTGGAGATCGCCAATCGGATGGGCATCTCGCCCTTCTTGGCGATGCAGCACCTGCATGTGATCCATGGCCGGCCATCGTGGAGCAGCAGCTTCATCATTGCGATGGTCAACGGCTGCGGCCGGTTCAGCCCACTGCGGTTCGAGTTGAGCGGCACCGGGGACAGCCTGGCCTGCTACGCGGTCGCCAAGGATCTCGCCAGCGGGCAGGAGCTGAAGGGACCGACCATCACCATGGCGATGGCGAAGAAGGAGCAATGGGCGACCAAGGCGGGCAGCAAGTGGCAGACGATGCCGGAGCTGATGATCCGCTATCGCGCCGCAGCGTTCTGGGGTCGCCTCTATGCCAGTGATCTCCTGCTCGGGATGCAGAGCCAGGAGGAGGTGGTCGACATCCAGCCGGTGACCGTGAGCGATCAGGTCGCTGATCTGAACGCCGCCATCCCTGAGCCGGCACCTACACCGGAGCCTGAGAGCGATGAACTCTTCTGAGTACCTGACTGCCACCCAGCTTGCACAGCGATGGGGGTTGCACCCTGACACGCTGATGCGCTGGCGCAAGGCTAATAAGGGTCCGGCGTATTTCCGCACGCCAGGCTTCGTGCTCTACCCATTGGCCGGGGTGGAGCAATACGAACAGGCCAACACCATTACCAACGAACAACCATGAGCTTCAAGCTGAACCTGAGCATCTTCAAGTCGACCAAGCCTGAAAGCAAGGTGGACTTCAGCGGGATGATGAACATCAAAGTGGAGGAGCTGGATGCCTTCTGCCGCTTTGTGATGAGCCAGACGCCCGACCAGTACGGCAGCGTCCAGGTGCCGATCAGCGGCTGGAAGAAGACCAGCCAGAAGGGACTGGCCTATGTGAGCGCCGTGGCACAGCCGCCGCGCGAATGGGTGGATCCTGGTGATGCTGCGCAGAAGTTGGCCGCGGCCACTAATGGCGTGGTGGTCGACGTGAGCGACGACATGTTCTAACGCCCCATCAGTTCACATTCGAGCCGCGCGATCTCGTTGACGGCCTGCTGGAGCAGTTGTTGCTGGTAGCAGGCCTGCTTATAGAGAGCGACGGCCATGGTGCCCGCGTCTTTGCTGTTGAGCAGAGCGCGGGCATGTTTTTCGATCTCGAACTGCTGCTCTGCCGAAAGGGTGACGGCCATCCACTCACCGAACTGCATTGTGCTAGACCAGTGGGGTACATCTCACGATAGCAATGCAGTGCCCCAGGTGCTCCAGTGGTGACATCAAGGCAATGGCAACGAACAACCGCGACGCCGAGGTGACGGTGCGCAAGCGTGGCTGCAATGCCTGCGGCCATGTGTGGTTCACGGTCGAGCTACCTGTCAGCCCGGCGGTGGTCGGTTGGGGGCGGCGCGTCAAGGGGCAAAGCAAGCCAGAACTGCGGGTGCCGGTGGAGCTGGCAGTGGGCGCTGAGGCCGTGTAAAGAAGTGTCACACGCCTGTGGCATGTGCCCCGTAGGCGGTGCATAATTACGTCATCGGTAACCCACTAAGCCAATGACCAACCCCGCTCACCTGATCCACGCCGGCAACATCCTCTACACCCTTGAGAAAGCCGGTTACACGATTGATCAGTTCATCGAGTTCTGGGGCACCCTGCTGGTTGTCGAGATCGCTGGCAACGGCGATCGCTGGTACGACCGCCGTCAAGTCGAGGCGTTCGTTGCCGCCTGAGCCATCCTTAGCTCCCATCCACCTATCACTTCAATCCAATGATCAACCGCATCAACAATGCCATCTGCATCCTTGTCGTCGCTGCCGTGTTCGCCATGATCGGCATCGAGGCCGGCAACCAAGCAGGCGCTACGCACTCCGGCACCCAGTCCTACATCGAGGTGCGTAAGTGACCCCCCGCCGCTTTTACTTCACAATCAAGTCCGCCAACGTCGTCGAGTGCGTACTGGCGCACAGCCTGACCGAGGCCAAGTTGATCGCCGCCGATACATGGCTCCCTTGGTGGAATCAGATCGAATGGCTCAATCCTGAATCTGTCACCGATCCGAATGTCTACCTCTAACTCTCCGATCGCCTTCCAATGGCGCACCGATCCCGAGGATCAGGGCGTCTACGGCGAGGGCATCAGCAGACCACGCAATGGTGCCCGCACCAAGGAGTATCGCCTCCTAATTTATCCCAGCGGCGCTCGGCCGATGCTCTGGATCACTCGCGCCGAGAACGTCGGCGCTGCGATCCGCTACGCCCAGAACCGCTGGCCATCCGCTGAAATCGAAGTTGCATCATGACCCCAGATCAATCCATTGTTCCCTTTCATCGTTCGTTCATCCTCGCGAAAGTCATTCACTTGGACAAGGTGAATGATCTCAGCCGATCTGAATTGGACATGCTCAACATCGAAACGTTGGCCGCACTCCAAGAAGCCAGGCACAACTACGACCTGATTGAGGACAAACAATCAGAGGAGGCCAGTGGCGAATATCGCCGGATGAAGATGGCCGGCTATTTCCAAGCTGCTATTCAAATCGCCCTGCAGAGCCGATGAACGATGCTGTCCGTGCTCGCCTCTATAGCCTGCTCGAAGGCAGCAACACCTTCAAAGCTGGCCAGGCATCAGAACGTGATCGCCTCCGCCTGCTGATCGACATCCGCATCGATCAGTTGCACAACACTTGCGGCATCAAGAACCGCGAACAGCTCTGTGCTGAACTGCTCCACCTTCGCAAGTACCTCGACGAATGACCACCACGCAACTCGACCAGCAGCGCGCCGACATGATGGAGGCGCTGTATCAACGCAGCGGCCGTCAGGAGTTGCCGTATGGCCATCCACTGCGTGGCACCCTCACCGGCCTGTGGGAGGAGTTTGCGCTCGACATCGCCGCAAACTTCCGTGACACGGACTACGCCACACTGCTCGACCGAGTGGTGAAGGCAATGGATGAGGCCGAATCGGTGATGACGCAGAAGCAGGCGCAACAGGCCATTGAGGTGTGCCGCCAGGTGCTGATGGGTGAGAAGTGGCGGTGAAGGCGCCGACCAGCACCAGCTTCAAGCCAGGCCATGTGCCCGGCAACGCTGTATTGACGCCGCAGAACGCCATCGACATCCGCAAGCTGTACGCCAGCGGCTGGACAATCAAACAGCTGACCGCCATCTATGGGATCAGCTTCACCCACATCCACAACATCATCACCCGCAAGAAATGGAAGAACGCAGAACAGCAAGCGACCTCGTGAACCACCCCCCGCACTATCAGGCGGGCACTATCGAGGCCATCGACTTCATCGAGTCGGTGATCGCCGATGCACCGCACATGGTCCCGGCATACCTGCAGGGGCAGGCGCTCAAGTACATGATCCGCATGTGGCTCAAGGGGAACGCGCTCGAGGATGCCCTGAAAGCGGAGTGGTATCTGAATCGACTCATTGCCAAGATGGAGTCATGCTCGAACATCTCCGCCTGAACTGGCTTGAGCGACAAGCGCTGCGGATCCTATGCCGCAGCGAGCGCATCGGCCTGCTGGTGGTGAAGCGCCACGGCTCTCGGATGGTCTTCATCGTGCGGGATCAGACCGATCCGATCGACATCACGCAGGCCGATGAACCGCTATCGATGCAGCTCGAGCGGTTGTATCACCAGCCGAGCTATGGAGAGGATGAATGATCAGGTTGCACGCTGGCCGATTACTGCTGGTGTGCGACCGCATCGATCGGACATGGCACGCACGCGTGATCCTTGGTCCGAAGGCTGAGCACCAAGTCGAGGTGGACACTGGCACCAACAGCCTGCACGATGCGCTGCTGAAGGCTGAGGCAGTCTTCCAGGCGGCGGTGGCCAGCATCAGACCGGAGACGGCCAGCGTGATGTGCTGGGACTGCATCCAGTGGGAGATGAGCACACAGCGTTGCGATTTGCTGCTGCCTGAAAGCAAACGAAGTGGCGGGCGCTACGCGGTGAGTTGCGACTTCTTCCAGCGGGCACTGCCGGCGGCAGACTGATAGAGGCCGCCAGGTCGCCGTGTCAAAGCGTGAGTTCAACACGCCTATCCGTGAGCCGTGGAATGTGCTCATCCATCAATCGCTGCAGGCAATCGACCGGCATAACCGGCTTTGGTTTGACTCCGGCGATGAATGGCACCTCCAGCAGGCGCAGGTGCTGCGCGACTATGTGGCAGGCCTAAAGACATGGATCCATCGCGAGGAGGCACGGCAATGTTCGGACCTGAAGTGATCAGCCGGACTGATCGAGACGGCGGCTACATCGAGGTGCTGATGCCTGTGAAGGGTGAGGTGTACTACCGGAGTTGTGTCGGTGGCGTATGCCGGTATAGCTCGGACTGGTTTCAGGCAGAGATCTACCTCAATCAGATGCTGCGGCCATGAAGTACCCGCCGGTGGTGATCTTCGGCCTGACTTGGCTAGGCGGCATGTTGCTCGCCACTATCTGGTTGACGATGTTCTGAGCTGGTGATCCACTGCACGATCGCCCACTCGCCAAGCGCCGACCAGAACGGCTGAGCGCGATACCAGTCAACCCATGGTTTGTGGCCTTTCTGGCTGTTGCACATCAGGCAGCAGGAGACCAGGTTCTCGCGGACCGTCAGCCCACCGTGGACCTTAGGAACGACGTGATCGAGGGTGGGACTGCGGCCGAGGGGATCGTTGCAATAGGCGCACCTATATCCCCAGCGGAGGTGGATCTGATCACGAGCCGAGCGGCGTGTGACCAGCCGGGTTTCGTCAATGTGGTGCTGATCCACACAGGTCTACGGGGAGGGTGAACAGCTCGATGCCCAGCTCTAGGAGATCTTCCTCGTTGTGGACGAACTCAGCGATCTGGGAGTAAATGTCAGCCGGCAGCTCCTCGGGATCGGTTTCGGAGCGCACCAGCACCTTGGCGGTGATCTCCACGATGTACGCCCGCATGGGCGGCAGCCCCGGCTGGCTAAACGGTAGCGGGTGAGACGGGATCGGCAGATGTGACAGTTCGTTAACGTGCCCTGCATCTGGGGCACTGTGCCCTGCCGACGGGGTATAGTTCACACATCAACGCACCGGACCAATGACCCGCCGCCCCTCCATCACCGACAACATGACCGCCGCCGAGCTGGCCGCATGGAAAGCCAACAACCGCAAGCCTTCGACCGTCATCATTGAAGTCGCCAAGCCTGCCCGCAAGTCCCAGCGCCAAGAGTGGCAAGAGTTTCGCAATGAGACCCTTGGCATGATCGAGGCCGCCAAGCGCGAGCGTCACTTCCACATCCTCCCCCAACTGATGCAGCGCCTCAACACCGCCAACGAGATGCTCAACAACCGGGCGCTGGCCTGATCCCATCCGGGGCGCTCCGGCGCCCCTAACCTCCTCCCATGACCTACATCCTCCGCATCGGTCCGTGGCATATCGGACCGTTCACCACCCACATCGCTGCCACCACCTTCGCGGAGCAGCACGGCTGCGACGATTACACGATGATCCCGCTGGATGATCCGGCTGAAGCACCCGGCAACATCTACCGGCTACGGATGGCGCCGCTGCAGCATTCGATGGCGCGCTAGCCCTTGCTGCCCGTGACGCCGAGATCGGCGTTGTAGCGCCCTGTGGCGGCATAGCTCCGATCCGGTCGACCGCTCACCAGCAGGAACTTCATCTGCCCGATGCGTAGGCCAGGCCAGATTGGCAGTGGATGCATCCGGCGGCCATTCTTCAGTTCCATGGTGAGCCTGCTGCCATACCAACCCGGATCGCACCATCCGGCCTCAGCGTGATCCCAGCCTTCGCGTGCGCGACTCGACTTGAGAACGAACTGCGCACCGACGTGATCGGGCAGGTTGAAGATCTCCCTGGTTTCCGCTAGGAACCACTCCCCCGGCTGAATCCAGAACGGATCCTCCTGCGTATGGCCGGTAATGCCAAGGATCTGCAGCTCAGGGTGGCCTGCCACCTCGATCATGATCCGATCGCCCAGCGTCACGTCCAGG